GAAGTGAAAAGGTTTGTGAGAGTAGATGCAAGTTCTGGTGTGAATGTATCAGTATCAGCAGTAAAGTCTTGAACATCACCAGCAGTAGGTACTTGAATTCTTAATGAGTTTGCTTGTGCCTGTGCGAGACTTGTTGCAAAAGAAACCTCACCAAAGACGTTCCAACCAGCAGGATGCACAGAGTTTCTAATACTCTCTCTCCACTGGTTAATAGATTGGCCGATACGAACAACGTAAGAGTAATCTTGATAATAGAGGGAGTCTTGAACTCTCATCGTATCTTCTGATACTTTACCCCTATCAGTTATAAATGTACCATCAGAACGAACAACTGGTTCTAGGGTTGTAGAACCGAACGCTCCCATTTCCTGTACAACTGTTCCAGTGATACCGCCAATTGAAGTAATGATATCTCCCAAAACAAAATCTTCTACAGTTGTTTCTAGTTCAAGAAGGTTAGTATCTGCATTCCAATCAACAACTGTTCCAGTGAATGAGGTAAGAGTATCACCGACAGTATAGTTACCTGTTGGATTTGCAATAATAATCTTTTTATTAAATGTAACCTTTGGAGCTCCAGTGTATTCCAAACCATAGTTTGTTATAGAAACATCCTTTACACTACCCACTCCACTATGAGATATTCCAACCAACACTGCATTAGTTGCTGAAGGATTCGCAGCTGATCTTGTAACACTGATTGCTGGGAGAGATGTGTATCCATTACCATCGTCAAGAATTGTAACCTTTGTGATTTGTCCAGCCTCTGCTGCAACTCCCAAATCTGTAAAGGTTTGTGTTTCAATAATAATATCATCCCCATTCTCAAGGAGAAGTTTAGTCACACCATCAGTATCTTGTTCCATACCGATATTGAATTCGTTAGTCTCTTCTCTAAGAAGTTGATTCCCATCTTCAAGTATAAGTGCTTCACCCTGATAACTAATATCCTGAGAGTCAGGTTCTTCTACAATTAATAATTGAGAGCGATGACTTGTTGTTACTAGTGTTCCATCTTCCTGTACTATTGAGCCAGTACCATCTTCAAGTTGTAGATACTTGGTTGTTATGCTTGCATCTTCTAAGTCAATCTGACTTGCATGGTCTACAACCAAGTCATGTACGTCAGTACAGTTCTGAACCACACTATCTGGAGCAGTAAAAGGTTCTAAGAGGAATGAACCACCAACAACTGCAAGCTTTGCTGCAGCGCCAACACCATTTGTGTTTGCATTTTCGATAGCGATTACATCACCTTCATTATAACCAGTACCACGATTGGCAATGTATATCTCATCAATACTGCCGGCGCCAACTCTGCTAACCTGTCCACGAACACCAATTGTTCCTAGTTTTTCAAATGTAACTGTGTCACCAACCTCGTAATATTGTCCACCTTTAATACCATACCCATCCATGTCCATCATCATGGCAGGGCCATCGGTAATAGTCACCTCACCAACAATACCAGACAGTGTTGCACTAATCTCTAAGTCAAGTTCTGTGGATATACCTTTTATAACCTCACCGATTACAAATGTTCCATTAATAGTAGTTTGATCTAGATTGAGTTCTGTGACAAGTGTTGTTCCACTCTTAAACTTAACAAGAGATGATACAATGGCTGTTGCACCAGATGTTTGTCCAGTAATTGTTTGTCCAATAAGTTCACTGAAATCAGATGTTCCAATTTCAAGAACCCTCATAACAAAGTCATCTGACCATTGACCGTCAGATGTTCTGAGCATACTCTCCCTTGGATATAGGAATTCAGATTCCTCATCAAAAAGAATTCTAAAGAATAGTCTATGACCATCTTCAGTTCCTTTTGCCTCATACAAATCTTTAATATTCTTAATAAGGTTTCTTTGATCTATACCTTCTGCAACTGTCTCTGGTATAGAACGAAGAATTGATTCTTTAAACTTATCAAGGAATTTGTATACGGTATTATCAACATCTGCATATGCAAGAAGTTGTTGAATATTTTGTATGGGGTTTGCTTTGTAGTCAGTAACTACTGCACTTGCACCAGAAGTTTGTCCAGTAACCTTTTCCCCAAAATTGAATCTTTGTTGTGATGTAATGTAAATCTTTTTACTAGCATCATAATCATCTACAATAATCTTTGCACTACTCTTTGAAGTATCACCAACAATAGTTTCTCCTGTAACAAACTTTGCCACAGATGTTTCAAGAACAATATTGTCTCCGTTCTGGTCTAGAACATAATTGACAGAGTTTGTTTCTTGAATAATATAATCATTAAATCCACCAAGAGATAGTTGTGCCCCTTCCATAAACTCATAGTAATGTTTTAAGAGGTTTATGAATAGTGGATGGTCATCCCTAACAAAATTAGGAAGTTGTCCATCAATGAGAGGAGATACTTTATTTTTGAAAGATGGGTTATTACCAGCCATACTTAATTACCTATCTTAGTAAGAACTTGAACTTGATGAACTTGAACTTGATGAAGAACTACTGCTTGTTGTTGTGGTGGTAGTGTCTGTCACAGTTCCCCCACCAACAGGAGAATATGAACTAGTTGATGCGCCCTGGCCAGAATTGTCAGATGTTGCACCAACACTTCCTTTGGATATGTCTATTTGTAAGAGTTGATTTCTTACAGGGAGAACATCATTTGACTCTGGAATAACAATCATGTGAATAGACCCATCAGTATTTGTTGCAGATGTAATCGTAAGATTATTAAGAATTATAGTTCCTTCTGTATAATCAATTGTTCCTACTGCTGCGTTTGCATAAACCTTTTGGTTAGATTCAACTTTAAAAATTCTAACATTACCTCTACCGTCATCATCCAAGAACTGTTCAGCAGTTGAACCAGAAATTTTAAATCCAGTAGTAGATAAAACAGAACCATGGCCTGCGTGTGGATTAAAAAATTGATTGTAAAACTTTGTTGTATATTGTGTTAACGTATTGAGTTGTGGTGTTAAGGATTTGTATATACGAACAGTAGTGATGTTTGAAAGAATGGATTCATCTGTGCTATCAATCAAACGTGATAACTCAGAATATCTAAACATATTATCAAACTTCTCAAGACTCCCTACAGAATAATTTGTTATTGTCGTATTAACTTCTGTCTGTAAATCAGATGCAGTCTTTGTTGTTGCAAGAGCATTGTATCTAAAGTTTGTATCTACAATAATATTAATTGTCTCAGGATCAACAATCTGTGGGCGAACAGATGCTACGTTAAATGGTTTCAATCCAGTAACAATAAATTCTTTCTGGGCCTGAGTTAGTTTTGCTCCAGACAATGGACTGATTGCGATATACACTTGTCCATAGATTGGTGGATCATTATCTTCACCACCCCATACCTGAACAGACTTGACGTTTGGATATATCTCTGGTAGAATAGATTTATAATCTGATGTGGTTACTGCTCTTCTCTGTGCAGAATAATTAAGAGGAGCATAGTACTTAATTGATTCAATAGTTTCTGGTTCTGCTCCACCAGACGCAGCCTGCATGGTTTCTATAGTAATGTTAGACACACCACCAATTGCTGTACCACTGAATGTAGTTGCACCATTTGCTTCTGTTTTGTTTGTTACAATGTATTCTAGTATAACAATGTTTCCGTTAATAAGTTTCTTACCGATAACATTGTCACCGAAATAAACTTCAAATCTACCCTCTTCATTTTCTTGTAAAAAATAAACTTTGTCAGTAGCGTTTACAGTTGAGATATCTTTTGCAAGATTGAAAACTTCTGTAGTGGCATCAGACGAAGAGTTTTGAACAGTGACAGTTAGAGTTGTAGTATCTGCTCTGTCACTTGTAATAACATATTTCTTTTCTGGATTATTGAAGTCAACGGTATACTTTGCACTAACCAATGTTCCTTCATAGATAGGTAGGTTTTCAAATTTGAGAATTCCATTCGTTGGTTGAACAGTCCTTGATTCATTCACAACAAAACCATATGTGTTATTGTTTATTGAAGTTGTAAACTTTGTACCCTTATCTATTGTCACTGAAGAAAGATTACTATTATTAACTTGTACGTTGACGAATGCTTCTGCAGCTCTAGCAGAACGTGGAGTATAGTTTAGTTTCTTTGCATGAGATACTACAGATGAACGAAGTGTTGCAGTGTCAAGAAACATTTCGTTTGAAAGCATATTTGCATTCATACCAAGGTAATGTGTATTATATGCTAAGGTGTCAATTAGAACAGACAACCCTGAACCTTCAAAATTATAATCAGAAAATTCTGACTGGCCTTTGAGATATGTCTTTAGATTATTTTTTATATCATCGAAATCTAATTCGGTGACTTGTAATTTTGACTCTGCCATCTTATCTTAATCTCTCTAAAAATATGTTCATGTCTGCAACGTCCGAAGAGTTGACTATAAAGAATTTTATTTGTACTCTGTACTCATTTGCATCAGAATTGTCCGAAACAATAACATCAACTAGTTCTGCCCTTGGTTCAAAGTTTGCAATAACATCTCTAACGTGTCTTTCCAAAACCGTTGCAACGATTGGTGATACTGGTTCAAATAAAACTGAACGAACATTAGAGCCTATCTCTGGATGAAAAGGACGCTCATAGAAATTGGTATTAACCAAATTGCGAACACTACGTTTGACTGCCTCAACATTAGAAAGCGTTGCAATGTCACCAGTAATAGGATGTCTTGCAAGTGACAGGTTAATGTCTTTGAATATTTGTGCATTTCTATCAGAGCTATTCGTTCTCTCTGCATCACGAAATGCTGTTGGGTTTGCAGTCATAGGTTTCTCCTATTTGTATTTATAACGAAACTTATAGATTAATGAAAGCTCTATTCTTGATATGTTCTTCTGCGATATCTTCTTTGGACTGACCCATGTATCGTACTGCGTGATGTTCTTCAATCATCTTCTCATTGATGTTTACTTCACCATACCACAACTCACCAAGTATCCTACCGAACTTACCCTTACCATCCTTGTGTGTTTTGAGAACAAGTCCGCCGGCGTTAGTCCACTTCACAAGAAAGTCTTTTGCAGCCAGTCCGTACTTCTTCTCTTCTAAATCTCTTGTTCTAGATTCTGGTGTGTCAATACCATACATACGAATTCTTTGTTTGAGCATCCATACACCGAACCCCAAGTCGATATCAACATCTACTGTGTCACCATCAACCACTCTTGTTATCTTACACTTATACTCGTGCATTACTTTATCTCCTTAGTCTAGACAGACTCCATTGTTCCAATCATACTGAACACAAGAACCATTCTGTGCAATTGCCTTTGATGGGTCTGCTGGTGTTCCGCCCCCACTACCACCATTCGCAAAAACATTTGACGATGATGATGCAGAAGCATTTGGCACCCATGAACCATGTCCGCCAGTTGCGTCACCTAAACGATGAACTAGTATTCCGTTTACAAATACGTCAGGACTAGAACCCACGGCTGGATCAGTACAAGATGTAATGTCACCTATCCTTACTGCTCCCCTACCATTTACTAAAACATTACCAGAACCAGTTGCATATGTGGTTTGGTGAAATGGACTTGGTGTGGGAGAAGCGTGTCCAATGTGAGCATCCCCTATTCTTACTACGCCAGGCATTAGTTCAGATTGATTACACCAGCGTCAGCATCTATTTCCGTAGATGCATCCAAGTCCAGTGTACCTGTTATGTTTGTTGTTTGATTTGCTTTATATGTTTCGGAAACAAGTCCAGTGACTTCTTCCGTCTTTGCGTCTTGATATGTTTCCGTAACAGTATTGGTTACTGTCTCTGCTCTTTTACCTGTAACACTTATAGTATGTGCATGAGCTCCATTTTCTGTACCGTATGTTTCCGTAACATTCTTCTTGACAACTTCCGTCTTGTTACCGTCAACTTGAATATCCCAATCACCTTTGATATAAGTCTTGCAGTTTGAATCAATCGTAAGGTTTACGTCACCCTTGATATTAACAAAGTTGTTACCAGCAACAATGTGATAGTTCTGTCCGACAACTCGTGTTACCTTGTTTCCGTCAGCATCAATCTCATAGTATGTTCCGCTTCTATGCTTCTCATAGATACGCTCTGCAAATGGTGTATCGTCAAACTCCTGTATGTGACCACTTTCAGTTTCCCTTACATGGTTATAGGGATACTCTGTGTTCCGTCTTTTGTATGGAGGCTCTCTATCTTCTTGTGTCTCAGGATTTTTACCTGACGCATCTTCACCACGAATGGAGTCATCCGTAGTCTTTGGTTCTTTCCAAGACGTTGCAGTTAAGTCTGTATTGGTTGCTAGTTTGTCAGTCCACTTAGATGCAACATCAACCGTAAAGTCTGCGTCACCTAAAATCTTTCTCTGGTTTGCAGTAGGAACACCTTCCGTAACTTCTTTGTCTCGTGCTTCAATCTCTGGATGAGCATCAAGTAAACCAGAAGTCAATCGTGACGTATCTGCTTTACCAACCAAATCTTTTATTGGGTAAGGCCCAAAGTCTGGATCTTTCTTATACTTCTCATCCTGTGTGTCTGGAGCATCAGGGGAGTTAGGGTCATTGAATCCTTTTGTTGCATCAGATTCATTAGCAGGGATGCCAGGCATGACACCCATGACTACAGGTTGCTGAAAGAAATCAGGGTCACGCCAGAAACCGAATACCCAGTCGCTTGGTTTAATATTATGGAATGCGCCAACCTGTGATGTAGGTGGCATGACAACGTGCGCCCATGGCAAGTCTTGTGTGGGGAGTTTAATTAAATCATCAGTGTGTGTACCAAAGACACGAACACGAATACGGCCTAAACTATCTGGATCATCTCTGTCCTCACAGACACCGATAAACCAATGGAAGCCATCCTTCCCCATAAAGTATGAAAACATATTATTCATTCAAAATCCTCTTTGTAGTATTTATACTGCAAACGAGAATCTATAGAATGTTAGTTAGACAGTGCCGGGCAAGTCTCTAGTTGTTTCAATGATTTCAAGTACATCATCTTTTGTAAGGAAACCTTTGACGGTATCACCCTCGGCTGTGATAGGAGGCATACAGATTTGACTTTCACCTTTAGACAATGCAATCTCAAACAAACCCATCTTACCACCGTAAGAAGAGTTATGTTTTACAATAGATAGTTCGTATCCATTATAGAATTCAATCACACCTTGGTACTCTGTACCTTTCAACTCTTCATCTTCAAAGAGAAGAAAGTCTGATACAGGTTTTTCTGTTACACCTTCAAACATCATGGAGTTCTATCCTTACTTTATTATTATGTATCTTCTGTAGTCTGGACAGTTCCGAAATTGTTTCTGTAACTGTATTATACCAGAACTCGACATCCCCATCTGGATATGTCACCTTCCAAGAAAACTTCATTATCTACAAACCACGATAGGTCTTGCAGTACCATCACTTGCATAGACAAGTTTGGTATAACAATGTTTCTGAACGTGTTTGTTTGCAACACTACCTGTATAGACAATCGCATTGTTCGTTACAATCTTATGTGGAAACAATTGTTTGACAACCTGTCCAATAAAATGTTCCGTCATTATATTTTGATTATGAGTAAAGTTGATATCAAACGCATTCGCATTCGTTACCATACCCATTGTCATCACTGTTGCAAGTAATATCTTTTTCATATTTATTCCTCTCTCTATTAACTATACTTACAGTATACCTGTTCTTATAGCATATGTCAAGGGCTTATTTGTAATTAATTTTCTTCAGTAAAATCAGACAGTTGTGGAAGTTCACACTTACCACTAGAGTACTCATAACGAAACTTGGAGTACATCGCCTTACCTGATTCGCCAAGTGATTCGGCGAGATGTCCTAACTCCCTCTCCTTATCACTACCACGTTTCCATACAGAATAATCATCAGAGTATTCATACCACCAATCGAATCTACACAGTTGATTATACAGTTCTTCCATGATACTTCCTCTCAGAGTTTCCGACCAGATTTGACCAGCTTCTTAACTTATTATACTTATCGGTACTATACTCAAAGGTTTTATTAAAGTCAAGGTTGAGATTATCCTCTGTGAGTTTTATCATGCAGATTAAATCTCCTAGTTCCTTATGTAACCTATTCGTCATACCCTCATCACCATTGCCGAACCGTAGTATCTTACTACATTCCTGAATCACTTCCCCACACTCTTCCATGAGTATCACAAGGGTTTCTGTTTTCTTGTCCATGAATGTTAATCCTTATCGTGTGAGCTTTGGGGGGAGTGGGGCTCTTCTTTATTCCATTGCGTCAAGAGGAGAAACATAACAATGTATGTGCAAATAAAATAAAAGAAGAACACCCACATTCTTTTAGTCAGTACCCATTAGGTAATAACCTCGTGCGAATACTTTGAAGTTGGT